CGGCTCTGGCGCGGTCACGCTGACCGTAGGCACGACCCAGATCGCGCTGACCCTTTCAGGCGGCGACACCACCGCGGAGGTCGTGACCCTTGACTGCGAGGCCCGCAAAGCGTACAGGACGGTCACAGAGGAGATGACCAGCTATATAGAGCCTGTGACAACCCACGGCGATTTCTGCACCCTTCCCCACGACGCGGACACGCTGCTGCAGTGGTCTGAGGGCTTGACGGAGCTGCGCGTCTGGCCCCGGTGGAGGTGGTTCTGATGTCTGAGCAGATCACCTACAATGCCGCGAGCTTTAATCTGGTTTCCCGCTGGGCTGACGGCTCCAACCCCTCCACCGCGAAGAAGACGCTCACGTTTGAGATCAGCGGCATCCCGGACGGCGCCACCGTCAATTCTGCGACATTCCGGTTCACGCTGGGCAGCCCTTTGACGGGCGCTGCAGTCCTGACCCTGAACGGGCAACCGGGGCTCCAGACCTCCGCTGTGAACACCAAGACGCTCACGATCACGGGCAACACGACGTGGACAGCGGCTTTCGCGTTCAAGGCCAACGGCAACAGCGCCTCCGGCAGCCATTCCGGCTCTCTGACCGTCTCCGATATCACGCTGGTGGTCGAGTACACCGGCGCGGCCCCAGATGATGAACCCGCCGAAGAGCCGGAAGAAGTCTACGATTACCCGGACAGCCACAACATCTGTGTTTACGCCCCGGATGACGAGGACTTCACGTCGAACGGTCTGGGCATTCTGACCCCGACTAAGTGCGTCGTGACCGAAGAAGCGGGCAGCCAATACGAGCTGCAGCTTGAACTCCCTGTGGCGGACGACGCCTGGCAGCAGATCCAGACGGAAAGCATCATCAAGGCCCCCGTGCCCGTCGTGACCATTGAAGAATTTCAGATGGCCGGCGCGGCCTACTGGAAGGTCAAGAGCAATCAATCCGGCATCAACGTCATGAGCAAGGTGCCCACCATCGTCCGCGTCACCAATGCGGGCTCTTATCCCACATACAGCCCGTCCACGCGGTACACGCGCGGCAGCAAGGTCTCCTACGGCAACAAGGTCTGGCAGTACATCGGCGCGAACGCCTGGACGAACGACGGATCTATCCTCGGCGCGTTCACCCTGACCCCCGGTTATGTCAGCTATTGGGTAGAGATCACCAGCTTCACCCTCAAAACCAACAGCGGCAAAGTCCTGGGGACCCTGGGCCGGAATGAAGTTTTCACCATGGTGGCCGATATGGGCAACGGCTGGATGCGCGTCAAGACCAACAGCGGCATCACCGGCTATATCTATAACCCGAAGGTGAACGACGTGTACCAGTACGCGGAGTATTACTCCGTCCTGGACGCCACCGTCGCGGGCCGCGAGATCCGGCAGCAGTGTTTCAGGATCTACAGCATCGAGAAGGACAGCGACACCATGACGGTCAGGGTCAACGCCCGCCACCTCTCCTATGACGCCGCCAATATCTACCTTGGCAAGTGCGAGGCCAAGGGCGTGAGCGCGGTCGCGGCCATCTCCCTGATCCAAAACGCCACCCTGGAGGAAGACAACCGCCATATCTACACCGATATCGACACCGGCGCGTGCGATCTTGACTGCTCCTGGGATAACACCGTAACCGCGCTCCTGAACCCGGACAGCGGCATCGCGGCGCAGCTCCAGGCCAAAGTCATCCGGGACAATGAAGACTTCTTCATTCTCAAAGACGAGCACACCGACCGCGGCTACCGCATCGAGTACGGCAACAACATGAAGGCCGTCAACTGGTCGATCGACACCTCCTCCATGGTCACGCGCGTCGTGCCCCATGCCAAGGATGAAAACGACGCGGATCTGATGCTCGACGAACAGTGGGTAGACAGTCCTTTGATCAATGAGTACCCCAAAGTCTACGTCAAGCCCATTTCTGTCAACTGCAAGGTGGGCGGCAAGGGCACCATGCCGGACGGCACGGTCGTCCAAAGCCTGACCAAGGAGCAGTGCTTCGAGATCATGCGCGCGGAGGCTCAGAAGATCTTCGACGTGGATCACGCCGACGAACCGGAGATCACGATTGACGTGGATCTGGTCATGCTCGGCTCTACGGTCGAATATCAGCACTTGGCCGTGCTGGACGCCCTGTTCATGTATGACACCGTTCACGTCTGGCACCCGCTGTTAAAGATCGAGGCCGCCGTCCACATGACCGGCTACGAGTTCGACAGCATTTTGCGCCGCTATAACCGCATCACCCTGACCAACGCGCGGCGCAGGAATGATACATCCGTCTCCGGGTTCGACCTGCGGGACAACTCCATCCGTTTTGAAAAATTGTCCTCTACAGCCGTAGACAGGCTGAGAGCGTAAGGAGGTATGAGACAATGGGCGCACCCGGTTTGACGTCTCCCATTCGTGCACAAGGGTTTAAGAATCTCCAGCTTAATGCTGGCGTGTTCGTTCCGAATCTCGATATGAGCGCCATCAACAGCGCACAGACCATGCGCGCCAAGGTCGCGGCGCGCATCGCCGCCGGCACTACCCTGGGCATGACCTCGGGCGGCGGTACGTTCACCATCGGCCGTGAAACGCGGCTCCCTGATGTTGACGGACGGCGCTATCTGCACAAGGGCGCGCAGTTCGTGGACAGCATGGACGGCTCCCTCACCAGCACGCTGATCGAGATCACGCCCGCAAACTGGCAGCACGTCATCGGCACGACCGAGCCGCTGGCCAGCAACACGGCGACGAAAAAGGCGTACAAGATCAAGACCATGCTGGACGATGACGCCTATCTTAACAACATTGTCTGGGTGGGCGATACCGCTGACGGCCAGTTCGTCGCGATCGAGTTCTATAACGCCCTGAACACAGCCGACATCGCCTTTACCTTCCAGGATAAAGCCGAAGGCAAGCTTCCCTTCGAGCTGCACGCCCACCAGAATCAGGTGCTTGACTATGATGTTGCCCCGTTTGCGGTGCACTTCTTGGATTCTGTCTATGATAGTCAGCCTGACAGCGTTGCAAATATTGGCGGCGGTATGAAGATCTCCGCGTGGGGCGGTACGTTGACCGAACTCCCTGATGCTTTCACCACATACAATGCACAGGGCGCGTATCAGCTTGGCAATGCGCAGGACGTGGTTGCATTTAAGGCTACGACAAATACCTCTTTGCCCAACATCTCCTATCGCTGGGGCAGGGCGGGTGCATATACGGCATACAACGACAAGGATGGCGTTCTGTATTCTGCTGATTCTGAAGCCAGTTATTTGGAGTTCCGTTTCTCCGGAGAATCGGGCGGTTCTATCGAATTTGAGACATACGTCATTGTTTTGTAAGGGAGGTAACTGAATGCAGCCTAACATCATTGAGCGCGTCTGGCGGCAGGACAAGATGGTGAACGTGGATGTGCTGAACGGCTTCGTCTTCACGGGCGAAGTCGGGGCGCACAAGTTCGTCATTTCCGGCAAGAACGTCAACACGCCTGTTGACATCTCCGGGACTATCACCGCCAACTTCAAGAACGCTGACGGCGTGCTCGTGCCTCTGACCGGGACTGTTGAGGATGGCAAGGCCGTGGTCGTGCTTTCGCGTGAGTGCTACGCGGTCGAAGGCCCGTTCTCTCTGATGATTTTCGCCGATACCGTGTGCATCTATGCCGCTATCGCTAATGCCATCAATTCGTCCGGCGAGGTCATTGCATACCCCACGGCAACGATCCCCAGCGTGCAGGAATTGATTGAAGAAGTACAGGATGTAATCGCAAGTATTCCACAGGATTACAGCGCGCTGAGCCAGAACGTTACAGACTTAAAGAGCGCCATTGGGAATCTTAACAATCTTGACACCACGGACAAGTCGAGCGTAGTCGGTGCGATCAATGAGACGTACGGAATGTTCACCGGGGCGGTTGGTGATGCTGTCGCAGACTGGCTGGATGACCATCCGGAAGCCACGACAACGGTGCAGGATGGGAGTTTGACTGAAGCGAAGTTTACTTCCACGCTTAAACTTAAAACCGTCAAGGACTATGTTACTCCGGAAATGTATGGAGCGGTTGGTGATGGCGTTGCAGATGATACAACTGCAATGCTTTCCGCAATTACTTATTGCGAAAACAACAACTTTGCTTTGCTTTTGACAAAAACATATCTGATTACTTCAGAACTGCTTACAAGCGGTATCTCCATCTTTGGCAATGGGCATGGAACATTAAAACTTAATAATGTAAATGCTACTTTGCACTTCTCACAAACTGCCCCGGTTGTCGGCGACGTTTCAAAATTGTTCATCGTGGAAGGTATTATTATTGATTGCAATAACGTTGCAAACTTCGGAATAAATTCCGATGCTTACCGGGTAAGATACAATAATATAAACATTGTAAATGTACATTTCTACGGTATCAAACTGACAACAGGATACGAAAATGTATTTTCTAATATTCACATTTCTGCAAGCGCATCCGGGACAACGGGCATCTTCTCAATGGTTGGCGATAATGAGTTTTATGATATTTCAATGGTAGATGTTCAAACCGCTATCCATGAATACAGAAACGGGGGCAGTTTATACGCAAGAATTCATCCTTGGATTTATAACCCGGATTATCTTAATGGCTCTATATTCTTCAAGGTTAGTGAGTGGACTTGCTCAATTTTAACAGATTGTATTAGTGATACATTCCAGACAGCTTTCTGGTTTATAAATGGAACTTCTTCAAATCTGCAAGTCAACGGCTTTAAACACATAATGAATAGTTCTATTACAACGGCAAGCGGTATCACAAGCGATCCCATTTACTGGATTTATTACGATACTGCTCCCTCTAACCCTGTTTATGAAATGCGAATCCGCTTTTCACAGTGCTTCGCAAGTGATTATATTTTACAACATGGTTGGACTTTTAATGAATCCAATCTTTCGGAGCAGTGGGCAATATATGACGAAACTTGCAATTTGAATTTTAGCAACAGAACAGATTGCAGGAATATTCAAAGAACCATTACACCTTCAAACATTACAGCGTCAAAAGCACAGATATTCTTAAACGGGAGCATTGCAAATATAATTATTGAAGGGACTCCGAATTCTTCAATCCTTAATACAGACGCTCAGATTTTAGACCTTTCGACAGCAGAAATGTCAATATTTTTCCCGGATGATAAATATAGAATCCCTGTGTATTATTCAACAACTAATGCGTGGACACTTGACGGAATTACATTCGGTTATCTGCAATTATTTACAGACGCAGGAGCAAATAGACATCTTTATTTAAATGTTAAACTTCCCAGCACCGCAAAATATATGGTGATCAACACAAACTACCATGTATTGCCTACAAAATTTAGATAACTAAATAACACCTTTAGTCTGAATAAGACCCACTAAAAAGGGGAGAGGATCATCTCCTCTCCCCCTCTCCCGGCTCGTACCTGATCAGGTCGCCGGGCTGGCAGTTGCACAGGCAGCATAACACATCAATGGTTTCTGTTGTGATCGGCTGGCCGTGCCGCAGCCGGGTGATGGTGCCCTCCGGCAGCTTTCTCTCCCTGCGCAGCCGGTAACTGCTCCATCCGGCATCGGACAGCTTTTGCATAATATCGACAAACACGATCAACTTAAGCCACCTCCTCAATATCCCAGTATAGCATGAGGCACCGGGGAAAGTCAACACATTAAAATGTGTTGACAAATACACGTTATAATGTGTATAATAAGCCCCGGAGGTGATCGTATGGCGATCGAAGCAAAAGCTACCCTATTGAGTGAGATTGAGCATGACCTGAGCACGGAGCTGACGGCCGCAGACAGCGCGAAGGTGCTGCGTGTGCTGGCGGACCGGCTGAGCAGATACCGCCTGGATCGGCTGGAAGATAACGGAGAGACATCCGATGACCTGCTGGACGCCTATCTGAGCGCTCTGTCCGTATCAGGCCGCAGCGAAAAGACCATTAAGCGGTACGAGTATATCCTGGGGAAGATGAGGGACGCCGTGCACACGCCGACCCGGCAGATCACGGTGTACCACCTGCGGCACTACCTGGCCGGCGAAAAGGAGCGGGGGATCAGCGACCGGACCCTGGAGGGGACGCGCCAGTGTTTCAATGCGTACTTCGGCTGGCTGTGGCGCGAGCGGCTGATCGAGTTCAACCCCACCGCGAACCTGGGCGCGATCAAATATCAGAAAAAGGAAAAGGATCTGTACAGCGACGTGGACGTGGAGCGGATGAAGCTGGGCTGCAAGAGCCAGCGGGACAAGGCGCTGGTCTGTTTCCTGCGGGCCACCGGCTGCCGCATCTCAGAGGTCACGCAGCTGAACAGGGGCGACGTGAATTTCGTGAGCCTGGAGTGCAAGGTGCTGGGCAAGGGCAACAAGGAGCGGATCGTCTTCCTGGACCAGGTGGCGGCCATGAACCTGAAGATGTACCTGGACACCCGGAAAGACGACGACCCGGCTCTCTTCGTGGGCAAGCGCCACAACCGTATCACGCCCCACGGAGTGCGGCAGATGCTGGTCAAGCTGGGCGAGCGCACCGACGTGCAGCACGTGCACCCGCACAAGTTCCGCCGGACCACCGCCACCAACCTGATCCGGCGCGGTATGCCGATCCAGGAGGTGGCGAAGATCCTGGGCCACGACAAGCTTGACACCACCATGCAGTATGTGGTGCTGGACAAGACGGAGGTCAAGCACAGCTATATGAAATACGCGTCGTAACAATTAGGGAGTAGGAGTTCAGGAAGGAACTGCGTAAGGCGCAGTTCCTTTTATTGAGCCCTCAACCTGGAGCGACTGAACGGAGGGCTATACATGACACCGGATGAGCGATACCCCATCGAACGCTTCATCATGACCCAAAACGACTGTTACAAGGCCAACCGCCGCCGGACGCCCACGGGCATCCAGGTGCACTCTGTAGGCTGCAAAGGTACGTCGCGCGACCGCTGGCGGCGCTGGAATACTCCCGGCCTGAAGAAGTGCGCCAATGCGATCATTGATACCAAGGGCATCATGCAGACGCTCGACTGGGACGTCCGGCCCTGGCTCTCCGGCTCCGGCAGCAAGGGTAACGCGAATGATACCTGCGTCGGCTTTGAGATCTGCGAGCCCTCCGCCGCCAATGACACGCCCGAGGCCGCCGCCTATCTCTACGGCTGCGTGCTGTACCTCTGCACCGAGCTCTGCCGGGACTACGGTATCCACCCGCGAGAGATCAAGTGCCACTCAGAGCTTCACCGGGAGGGCCGCGCCAGCAATCACGCGGATGTCAATCACTGGTGGGGCAAGCTGGGCACCGCTTGGAAGCCGTACACCATGCCGCGCCTGCGCCACGACGTCGCCGAGGCGCTGGGCGTAGATCTGATGGAGGGAGCGAACATTATGGACACGATCTTAAAGAAGGGCTCCTCAGGGCCCGAGGTCTTGGAGCTGCAGGAGATGCTCGACGGCATCGGCTATGCCTGCGGCACCCCGGACGGCGTTTTTGGGAACCTCACCGCCTACGCGGTCAAGTCTTTCCAGCGTGACAATAACCTGACCGTTGACGGCGTTGTCGGTCCTGCGACCTGGGCTGCGCTCGAAAAGGCGACCGAGCCGGAAGACCCGGAACCCGCTGCGGATGATCATCCGACCACCGATGCGGAGACCGTGACCGTCAGCCGGGACGATATCCAGGCCGCCGTCGAGCGCCTGGAAGCCCTGGCACAAACGCTTCGGGGCTGGCTATGATCAAGCCCGTCCCGAACCCGTGCGAGCCACATTGCCCCCGGCGATCATCCACCTGCCACGGGACGTGCAAAGAGTACGAGAAATACGTCAATTATCGCCACAAAATAAGCGAGGCCCGCCGCCTCGATCATGACACCACCGCCGCCCTGATCCGCGGCGCGGAGAAGATCAAACGCGAAGCCATCAGGCACGCGAAATCGAAAGGA